CAGGTCGCGATCCGCTTGTCGCAACCCGCCCGGACCACGAAGGCATCGGTCGCCGCGATCGGACGCACCGGGGCTTCCAGCAGGGTCAGGATCGCCACCCCGTCGACGAGGTCATGCGACAGCACCTCGACACGCCGCCCCGCATTCGCGCCGGTCGACCATTCCACCAGCCCGAAGGCGAACCAGCCCGCGGCGAAGGAGCCTAGGCCCGAAGCCGTGAAGGCCCGATCCCTCAGCGCATCGATGACCGCGCCAGTCCACTTGAAGGCCGGGGCCTCGAGGTTCACGCCGCAGCGCGGATCGCCCAGCGCGGCATCGCAACTGGCCTGGAACGTCCGCCCGACCGTCTGACCGAGGACATGGGCCAGCGACCGGACCTCCGCCACGAAGGCCAGCCGCCCGCGCCGGATCTGGCCGATGGCCCCGCGGCGCAGGAGAACGCGTTGTGACGGGCTCGCCCAGTTCACCCGCCAGACCTCGACCGCCGCGTTGTCCCAGCGGCCGTCGAGGATGTCTGTCTCGGTGATCCGGTCTGATGACAGCACGCCTTGCGCGTCCTGCGCGTCGACGGACAGGTCGGAGCCCGAGCGCACCTCGGACGCTGTCAGCCCGCTTTCCGGCTCGAACTCGGTGCCATCGAAGGTGAGTGTCCGGTCGTGGTCGGTGAAGCCGAAGCTGACCCCATCGGCGCGGGCGATCCGCCAGCACCATGTGAGGGTCGTCGTGCCCTCGTCGAGGTGCGCCTGCAGCGCGGGCGGGAGGGACTTCACTTCCGACCCCAGCCGCGCCAGAGCGCGATCGAGGCCAGAGCTGAGGAAACGACACCACCGGCCGCGCCTGTCAGGGCATAGAGGTTGAAGGGCCGGAGGTCGAAGGTTCCCGTCGCTAGGTCGAAATCCGCGAGCCCCGCCACGGCGAGACCGGAGGCAGCAAGGCAGGCGAGATAGACGAAGCCGCGGGCGAAGGTCCAGTTCATGTCGTTTCCTTTCCGGTGAAGAGGCTGGCGAGCCGCTGCCACCAGCTGGGCGCGGGCGTGGGTTGGTCGGGTGGCCGCATCGGCGTGCCGGTCGGGCGCAGGAGTGCCAGCGCCTCGGTCTCGGTCAGTCGCCGAATCGGCCTCGAGAAATCGACGCGACCCCCGCGGTCCACGGCCCAGACCGGGATCGTCCCGCCGGGATAGCGGCCGTGGCGGAAGAGGTCGCGCTCGGCTTCGCGGCGCGGAATGATCGAGGCCGGCCGCCGCCAGTTCAGAAACGCGTCGGCGGCTGCAACGCGATTGCCGGCGTTAAGCGCCTTCGTCAGCGTGGCCCTGGCGATGGCGCCGGTGTTGTAGTGGAACGAGACCAGCGCATCGAACTCATGCGGTTCCAGCGGCACCTTTACCGCGCGGTGCACCTCGGCCTCGTAGGCGGCGAGGTCGGCGCGGAAGAGCCGGAATGCCTCGCGGATCCCGCTGTCGAGATCGGCGGGCATGCCGCGCGCCATGGCCGCCGGATCGGGCGGACCGGCGGCGGCGGTGTGGCCGATGCCGAAGGTCCAGACGGTCTTCACGTCGAGATAGGGTCCGGGCACGATTCCTTCGTGCCGGATCAGGGCCAGGAGGCCCCGGTTTGTCATGTGCATGGGATTACCTGAGAAGCGAGAGGACGAGGATCAGCGCGGCGATGGCGAGGCCTACGCCCAGGCGGTGGCGGAACGCGTGACCGGGATCGCCCGGGTCGCAGCGAAGGGCGCGCGCAAGGCGGAGAAGGTCATTCATCGTCGGCCCGTCCCTTCGCGCCGCGCAGCCGGGCGAGGACGAGTTCGATGAAGGCGGGGCCGAAGACGCCCACGAGATAGGCGGCCGAGCCCGCCGCCCCACCCGCGGGGATCGCCTGCGGCGGCAGGGCGAGCCAGGCGGTGACGAGCGCCATCGAGAAGCTGCCCATTCCGGCCGCGATCAACCCGCCCAGAAGGATGTGGCGCAGCGCGTCGCGCAGCCGCATCCGCGTGGTCAGGGCATTGGTCGCCCCGCCCAGCGCGCCCCAGGCGGCGAGGATCACCGCCGTCGATGCGGCGAGCTCGCGCAGCACCGCCGCCAGAAATCCGGTCTCGTCGTTCATGTGCGGAGCTCCAGGAGCGGGATCGAGGTGATCGACCCGAGGCGTTCGAGGTCGAGGGTGATGTCGAGGGCGTCGGTGTCGAAGCGGACGGGGACGTCGAATTCGAAGCCTGCGGTGATCGTGACGCCTGCGGCGGGGGCGGTGGCGAAGGTGACGAGGCCGGTTGCCGTCGAGACCGACCAGCCGGAGGCCTGCGGCGTGCCATTCAGGGCGATGGTTACAGTCCCGGCGACAGGCTTGGTGATAGCCCGCGTCCAGGACTGCGCGCCGGAAGCGTAGCGCTTGGTGAGCTGGAACTGGGTAGCCGCCCCGTTTCCAGTGCCAATCGGCTGGTTGGTCGGCCCCGGCGTCTGCGATGGCAGGCAGGACTTGAAGTCGGCCCAGTCCTTGAACCTGAAACCATACAGGCGCCCGTTCCTCGCTTCGAAGAAGGCGACGACCGCTGCCAGATCGTCGGCGCGGCGGATGCCGTAGGCGATATCATAGCGGCGGCGGGAGTTGGCCCAGCTGGCGTTGCGTTCCTCGGCCCCGCTTGCCAGTTCGACGATCTGTGTGCGCCGCTCCGGGCCGCCGCGCGCCCCGCGGCTGATGTTGTCCGGAAACCGGACCTCGTGAAACGCCATCAGAACTCTCCTTGGTGCGTGTTCTGGTCCCCGCAACCGACTCCCACTTGCGGGGTCGCACTCACATCCCCCTCCGGCCCAGCGACACGGCACGGGCGATGTCGCTCGCCACCTGCGTGCGCGACTGGCGGAAGCTCTCGGCGTCGCGCGCGTTGATCGTGACATTGACGCTCGAGGCGCCCGCCTGGCCGTACCCTGCCGCCTCGCGCCGGGACAGGACCCGCTCGCCCCTTTGCAGGATGGCTGGAACCTCGTCGGGCCGCAGCCCGGCCCAACCGCCGGTGTGCATGCGCGGGGCATTCGCAAAGGCCAGCGCCGGGACCATCCGGCCGGGACCCGGGGCGCCGACCACCCCGCCCGCATGCAGGATGTTCGCGAGAATCCCACCCGCCCCGCCCAGCGCGCCGGAAAGGGCGTTCGCGATAGGGCCAAGGATGAAGCGTCGGGCGGCCAGCTTCGCCAGATCGGCGATCATTGATGTGACCAGATCGCGGAAGTCGAGTTTGCCAGTCTTCACGAAGTCGCCGACGGCATTCTCGGCGCTCTGGAAGGCCCCGACCAGTGCGCTGCCGATGTCCCCGCCGATCTCGCGCGCCTTGGCGGCATAGTCGGCGAGTGCGGCGGTGACGGCTTGCCAGCCTGTGAGGGCGGTATCCGCGCCCTCGGCGGCCGCAGCCCCTGCGTCGCGTGCAGTGCCGCCAGCGCCATCGGCGGCGGTCGCCGTGTCGTTCAGCCCGGCCGTAAGGGCATCTGCCGCACCAGCGGCGTCCGCCAGCGCAGTCTCGGCGTCCGCACCCGTGCCGGTCACCGCATCCTTCAGCGCCTGCCAGCTGGCCAGCGGCCGGCCGGCGGCATCGGCGAGCATGCCTGCGGCCTCGCGATAGCCGTCGGCTCGGCGACGGGCGGCGTCGGCCATGGCGCCGAGACCAAGATCGGGCGGTTCCAGATAGGTGCGCGCCAGCGCTGCGGAGAAGGCATCCGCGGCGGCGGCACCGGCTGCGGTCGCGGCCCCCTCGAAGGGATTGCCGATGCGCCCCAGTTCCACCGGGTCGAGAATGCCGATCCGCACCCCACCTTCGCCGGTGGCCCATTCCGGCAGCAGCGCCAGCGCGGCGTTCAGCGTCTCGATGAAGCTGTTGATGCGGGTGACAACGCCGTTCAGCATCGCCTCGACGCCCGAGATCAGCCCGCCGCGTCGTAGGCGCCATGGAAGATCGCCGCCGTCCGGTCGCCGAAGCTGACCACGCCCGCGATAGTGCCCTCGAGGGCCGAGAGACCGGCCGCCTTCAGGCCCTCCCATCCGGCGGCCATATTGGCAAAGGCTGCGTCGAGCGAAAGGCCGATGCGCGACCAGACTTCCTTGGCGAGATCGCCCAGCAGCCGGAAGGCCTCGCCCATGCCGCCGACGCGGGCGACGAGCTGAGAGAACTGATAGACCAGTTCGCCCGCGCCGACGATCAGCGCCCCGATGCCGGTGCGGATCAGGGCACCGCGCAGGAACACCAAGGCCGTCGCAAGGCCCCTTACCGACACGGCTGCCGCCGCCATGCCAGCCACCCAGCGCCCGGCCATGACAGCCGCGAACGTTGCCGCATAGGACGCCAGACGCCCAAGGTTGTCGAAGAGCGCGGTGATCGCCTGCCCGATGGGGCCGGTCGCGCGTGCCATGTCGGCGAGTTTTGTGGCGATGGTTTCCAGCGCCGGGGCGACGGCGACGGTCAGGCGGTTGACGAGGCCGGTCCAGATCAGGCTGAGGCGCGCGATGGCATCGCCCGTCCGCTCGATCTGCGCCGCATCGGCCGCGCTGACCGCTACGCCGAAGTCCTGTACGTCGCGCGCGGCATCGCGCAGCGTGGCGCTGTCGATCCGCAGGAAGGCCAGCGCCGCCCGGTCTCCGAAAAGGTCGGATGCCACGGCCGCCCGCTCGGCCTCAGGCACGAACTGGTTCAGCGCGTCCTGGATCGCCACGATGCGCTGGTCGAGCGGCAGTGCCTGCAGTTCCGCCGCCGTCAGGTTCAGCCGCCGGAGCGCGCCCACGGCCGCGCCCGACCCGCTGGCCGCTTCCGACAGGCGCGTGGTGAGCTTCTTCGTCGCCTGCTCGATCTCGCCCATCGTGACGCCCGCAAGCTCCCCGGCCCAGGTCAGGGTCTGGATGCTCTCGACAGTCGTGCGCATCGACTGCGCGAGTTTCGCCTGCGCGTCGATGTTGGCGAGCCCCGAGCGCACCATCGCCACCCCGGCCGCAG